GCCTTTACCGAAGCAAATGTGCCTTTCGATTGCCCTGTAGACACATCTTCTGGTTCATTAAGCCCCCCAGTAACCATATGCAGTATATCAGTATCAGCATCACTAATAGAAGGAAGTTTTGGATTCTGTGCTGATATGGCCATACCGGGGGGCAAAACAAGAGTGCTGCCGGGAGTTTTCTTTGCCATAATACCTGTCTTACGTCTTTCTTCATCAGTAAGACTAAGCCAAGTACGGAACGCTTTCGGATCTTCTATTGTAACGACCCACAAATAAGCTCCCGCTGATTTCTTGTGGTCTATCTCATATTTCTTGAGGTTTTCATAATGATTCAGCCACTCTACAACTGTCCGAAGATACGAAATATTCCTTCTAGTAACGAAAGATCGATCCCAAGAAACAATAAATCTTTGGAATCCCCCCAAATCATTAAAAGAATTCTTACTATTTCTGGACTCTTTTGTTTGCTCCTCCTTAAAACCCGTACACTTTTTAGCCACCTTAATCAAATCTGGATAATATGCCAGATAGATAGAAGGGACAAGGACTGCCCCCGTATGCTGTATATAATTGGATTCTGTGACAGTTACAAAATAGAACAATGGGAAGGTCGTTTTCGTAGGATGGTAAATTATTCCATCTTCCCCTCCCCCATTTATATGAGAAGGGTCAATAAAATCTACTTCAATAAAACCGTCAGGATGGACAGTGAGCATCAGGAAAAGTTCTCCTTCAATGAAAGTCCTTCCCACAAACTTCGTCCAATTTGTGTATAATCTATTTCTTGGATCTCTCTCAATCAATTCGATTTTCTCTTGAATTTCAAAGATTTCCGAAGAAATCTCAAAACCAAAACCTGTCAAACGTCCAACCTGTCCTCGAATAGCAGTACCAACAAACGGACTTTTATTGAATTTATCCCAACAAGACTTCTGGAGAGCCGCTCGGTCTTCTAAGACATTGACACCAGCTACCGGAAAACCGTCCGAGTCTTTTGTTTCTTCTCCAGATATGTCTTCTTGCCATGGCATCGACATCCTTATAGCCATAAGCTCATCATCATCCAATTTACTTAAAGCAGACGTTATTTTGTCAATTTTTTCGATTTTCATGGAAATATCCTCCAAAAGACGATAATTTATCCTAATTTTGATCTTAAAATACAAGGATTGGCAGAAAAGTCAAGTGGTTTTTGAAGAAAAGTAGAAATTAATAGGCACCAAGAGGAACGGATTCCCTAACAAGGGTTCCAAACCACGTTTCTGACCGACGTTCCTTAAAATCATTTACCCCAATTTCCCGACCTCCATAAATACACCAAGTAAGACTGAACAAACAGTCATCCTGTACTCCGCCCCGTTCATTCTTTTCTGGGGAGCCAAACCAATGCTTATCAGGATCATGATAGAAGATAGCAGCCTCTTCTCGCAAGATATCCGTTTCTTTGCTTCCCCATACACCCAACTGAGGACACTTTAACCGACATCCCGTAGTTGTAAGATACAATTCACTGAATGCTGCTTTCTGTTTATCATAAGTGGGGAAGACTGCTTCAAATGGAATTGCTTGTCCTTCACACCAAGGTACCAAATCCCATATCCCCCACCGTTCCCCACATAGCTTATCAAGCCCACCAAACTCTTCATTGACAGCAAGGATGAGGGTTTTCAAATCTTCCAAACTGTGATTCTCAACATTGACTATATGAAGCACTACATATAAATAACTGGGGACATGACTTTCATCTATAAGAAACGGGCGGGAACCACTTCCGGGCAATCCTTTTGCAACGCAAGTGAACATAGTCCGTGCTCCACGATTTGTCACCTTCATAGGATCTGCACGGTCAATGCCCGCAAGTACGGCCCACTTTGTGTCGAGAGCACTTCCCAATCTCTCCAAATCATCAAGCGTTGCCATTACAGGAAACCCACCTTCATCCCTCAATCTATAATACTTCTCTAGAGGAATCAGACGTTTCTCCAAAACCGCCATTTCACTTTTCTCAGGATCAAAGTTTCGGATAATGTTCCTATTCTCAATCAGAGTTTTCATGTTGCTGGCAATCCTGATCTTCTTATCCACCACCTTCATCAACTCTGCCGCATTCCCAGGAGTTCCATCTACGCCAAGATACTGCATAGCCATAATAGCTTCTTCGGAGAATATCCTTGTAGTAGCAGAACTCCACGTATTCTTAAAGTACCGATCAAAATCACCAAGAGGAAACTTAGACTTGTAACTGTCCAACTGCTGCTGGTCCATATTGGGATTCCAATAGTCATCAGCACTTCCTTCCCTACTACTTCTATAGCTGAAGTAGATAGTAGGATCTTTGCCTTTGACAAAAGATTCAAACAGTTGGTACAGGATATGGGTCTTTGTAGAAACAGTAGAATCAATGACTCCGAAAGCATTTGGGATGTTACGAATAGAACCGTCAAGCTGGACAAAGAACTTTGGAGCCTTCATATCAAAGATTTCAGAGAATGTATATCCAGTGATGTTAGATACAATTCCTGAGAATGAGGAAATTGCACGAATGACAGAAACATCGTTCCCGTTCGTGTCAGTCAGCTTTATCTTCTTTTCCTGAATATTTCGCTTGCCCACCGTTCTCAAAAGATTAGGGCTGTTGATGATGATGTCTTTCATGATATCGAAGTGGACAAACGTGATTTGCTCTTTACTGTTGGCCCCAAGAACGATCTGCTGCTTCGACCAATTGAAGAACTTCCACAATTGGACAAGGCAAGCCAGCAAAGACTTCCCTTCTCCACGCATCCAGCAGAATACAATCAGACGGTGGATGAATTCCCCGTTAACCATTCTCAAGGCAGTCCTAACCACTTCCTTCTGAGCATCCCAAATTGTCATATAAGATCGACCGGTACGAGGATTCTCCTCAGTAGGTAAATCCTTTATCGGACACCACGACGCCATCACAGCCCCGACAGGATAGATGGGTATACAGACATTATCCTCACACCAAGAAATGAACCCTTCAGGTCCATCCCGATAGTCTTCAGGTTCATATACAAAGTAAGGTTCAAGAGAATCCAACCCTATTCGGTAAACACTTTCGGCATTGAATAAAGATTTCTTCTTCCGCTTGATTATCTTATGGTGACGGACATCGTTTGGCATTACCGCACAATCCCTTTCCTACTAACATTGTTTTCGGATATCCGTTTGTAATACGTCGGATCCCCACGTTCGTTATCAACAGGAGCACCTTCTACAAGGCTTCTACCCCCAGAGGGATCAATCTTCCCTCCAAAGGTAAAGGATAAGTCTAAATCCTTCCACATCGCATATATAGTTTTCAACGTATCACGGATTTCCCGATAAACCGGATGTGTCTGAATCCCACCCTTCTCCGTCTCATAGAAGGGACTCTCAAGAGACATCTCCACCATCTGCATCTTCACCAAAGATATATACAGAGGCACTATCTGCATCCCTATCTTAAACAGCATTGTCTTATCCAGATACCTATAGGTATCAAGGATTGCACCATACAGAGCTTCTAGATACTGCATCTGTACAGAACACTTCCCAGTCTTACTATAAACACATTTATCCACAACGACACAACGGAGAGGATCACAATCAGAAACACCATCCCAAGCAAACAAGGAAACATCTTTGCGGACTGTACCTTTATCCAGAGTAAGCTCACCTACATTCTGCATAATTGAATACCTCCTTCTGTGCCATAATAAATAACAGAACTCAACACAGATGTCAAGAGCATATCAAAAGAAGAGGCACCGATGGTTCTACCAAGGCATTTACATAAGATATAATAGAACGTGCGCGTATGAGTGTATAGAGTAGAGAAGTATATCCATGGAAAATCAAGTCCTTATATTTCAGTGGGTCGGAAAATTTTAGAAAGGGCCTTTTACATATATGAAATCCATGGAAAAGAAGTCTCCTGTATTTTAGTGGGAGAAAAAATGTGGTAGGGAGATTGTGTGAGTACAATAGAAAGAAGTCCTTTATCCATAAC